AGAAAACGAAGCCGTCTTAGAGACGGGCGCGTTCAAGTCCAGTTGCGTGCCAGTTAGTGCTCCCGTCACCGCAACTGAAGCACCAGTAATGGCGCCAGTAACGGCAACGCTTTCAAATTCGGGATCGCTGTACGCGACACCGACAGCTTTGGTGTTTGGCATTTGCTTGTCCTTTTAAGAATAGGGGGGCGAACCCCCTATCAATTACGCAATCCGATAAGCCGTCCAAGCGCCGTCGCCGGTCTTGCGAGCAAGCCATTGCGACGAAGTACCTGCCGATACCGCAGCCGTGCCAACAAGCGTCCAACCTGTGCCTGCCGTTACGGTAACAGCGTCGGTGTTGTCGATATTGACCACTGCGAAGGTAAAGGCAGCGTTAACTTTAGCGGCAGAAGAAACTTCAGCCTCAAGCAACGCAACGGTAGGCAGCGTCATAGCGCCAGCAGTGCCGTCAAACGTAAACAACCCGTTTGCCAGTTGAGCCGCTGTGATCGTAGCTGCGCCGGTAAGCGCAGTAGGAGCGCCTTGAACAAACAACAAAGCCTCGCCGGTATTACCGTCGTTGTACTGGTATCCACCAGCACCATTAGGAATTGCCATGATAAATCCTTTCAAAAAATAATTTGGTAGGGGGCCGTAGCCCCCTTATTGATTAGCCCCAGAGACGAACGCCCATTTGAGGACGAATCACGCTGTAGCCGTACAGCACGTCAATACGGCAGGGCATACGGTCGTTGTTGATGTCGTACTGGCGAACAATACGCATCGAAATACCGTTATGAACCTGACGCGATGCCATGTCAACGCCTTGCGGCATCATCAGATCGGCAGTAGCGAAAGTGATTGCGTCTTTGTGATAAACGAGGTTTTGTGGGTACTGCGACGATGCAGCGCCGACAAACACGACAGCTTTGCTGGTGGCAGGAAGGCTGTTAACCGTTGCGAGCGCGTTGCTTGCCGAGTACATCGGAGCAACCGTCAAGTTACCTGCGCCAGAACCGTTAAGCGTAACGTCAGTCGTTACAACGAACTGGAACAGCGAACCTGTGGACTCGCGGGTCTGTGGGTTAACTGCGTAGCAGTCAGCCACGGTGAACACGTCGCCAGCCTTAACCGTCGCGTTAGCACCTGCGCCAGTGATGGCGATAGTGGTTGCGCCTTCGCTGGTAACAGCCGCAGACGTCGTGCCACCCGTAGCCGTACGCGATCCGGTCGTGAACTGCTTGATCGACTGAGACATGTTGATCTCATCAAACCCAAGCACACCCATACCCATCATGCCATTCTTAAACTGGCGGCTGATGGTGTCGGTGGGGTTAAACAAGCCCTTCATACCTTCAACCAGACCAGCGTTAGCAGCGGGGTTAACCGTAGCGTAACGGGGCGACATAACAGCAGCGTTCTCGTTAAGTTTCTGCTGTGCTTGCAACAGAACCAACGAGGTTGCAGGCGTTGTACCAGGCGTGCCGACGGTGTTACCGATGTACTGGTATGAGTTAGCAACGTCAGCGTCGATGCTAGCAGCAAGCTGGCTAATACGAGGCTTAAGCACGCGCTCTGCGAAGTCGTCCAACTGCAAGGTCAATTCAGCAGAAGTAAAGTTAACGCCAATGTGCTTTTGCGACGCAACGGTCAACGTGGTGTACTGCTCGTTGTCGCTTTGGACTTGAAGCGCTGCACCGTCGGTAACAAGTGCGCGGTCCGGTAAGCGGATACGCAGGGTTGAACCAATCTTAGCGCCTTCAACAGCAAAGCTGTCGTCGTACTGACGATTGACGTTGCGGGTTAAGACAAGATTATTCTCAAGGATTTCAAGCGCCTTGCGAGTAATCATGTCGATGGTAAGTAGACTATTTGCCATGACAATTCCTTGTTAAAAAAGTTAGCGGACTCGGTTTTGAGCTTCCCATTTCTTAATCTGCCTTTGACGCTCGGCTTCAATCCACTCTGACGTTGACAACTCCTTGATGGAGCGCGGGTCAGTCGTGTCTAAAACTCTTGCGTTGCCACCCCTAGGGGTAACAGGCTGAATCGGCGCTGGGGCGCTCGACGATTTCTTAACTGGTGGATTTTCGCTTAATTTAGCTTCAATCTTCCCAATTTCTTTTGCCTGCATGAAAGGCGACAACTTGGCAATACGATCAGCTTCTTTCGGATTAGACCCAAGGTAATACGCCACCTCTGGTCCAACATCAGACGCTTGAATCGTCTCGGCCATCACTGTTGTAATTGGAAGACGTGGGTTGTACGCAACCTGCTCAAAATCTTCGTACTTCGCACGCGCTTCTTCTTCGCGCTCGTGATAGACCTCAAGAACTTCAGCACGCTGTCTTTCTGCTTCACGTCGTGCAAGTAATTCGGCTGCTTTCCGTTCAGCTAGCGCTTCCGCATAGTCTTCGGTCGTAGCAAAATGTTCTTGCGCGGGTAAATCACCAGACGGCATATCGGGCGTTGCGGCCCTCAGCTTCTGTTCCCGTTCCCATTTGCGTTGCTCTCTTGCAAGGCGTTTGCTGATCATCGCATCAAGTTCAGCCTGAGTAAAACGCTTTTCCTCAGTCTGCTCTGGTGCTTGTTCAGCGACCTCCGGCGCATGTTGTGCATTTTCCGTGGTGGCCGTCACCTCCGGTGCTAGCGCGGATTCTACTTCCGCTAAGGCTTCTTGAACTTGCTCAGTCATCATCGTTCCAAAGGAACCCTGGTCTACCGGACCAGTACGGGTAATTAAACTTAAGTCTGGGGTAATCTTACATTAACTGTCAACTAAAACTTGGGTTGTTTCTGTTACGCGCCTTGTTCTAGGTTGGAAAATTTTGCTTTTAAATCATCAATATCTTTTTGCTGGCGCTGAACCAAATCTAACAACAAAACGCTAATACGTTCGTACTGCACGCTTTCTGGTGTAAGTTGCGCGTTGTCTTTTAATACTTTAGTTTTAATCGTTGACCCATCTTTTTCAACGGTTTCAACAATGTCATAGCAATCATCAGCGTACGACCAATGCACTAGCCGTGGGTCAATTTGAGCTAATTCTTCAGCAATAAAGCCATACCAAGACCATGCTTTATTGTCTGCTTTACTCTTGCTTCGATACCAGACAGGTCTGGCCTGCAACAGCGCGTCGCTATACTGGTGTTCAAGCGTTTCAATGTTTGTTTTGTATTTGATTGAAGATGTAACGCGATGTAAACGATTGTTATCGGCGTTATCAACAAAAACATTAGCCGCAGATGCCGTTGTAGGCGCGTTAGGAAAATAAGAAAACGCGTTGTCAAAAACATTGTTGTTAAAGTCAACTTTAGACGACCCATTAGCGCATGACCAGCGCAAGTCACCATTGACGCCGGTTTGGTTAATACCCCAAAGGTTTGTTCCGTCTGTTATTCTGAAACCAGCAGCAGATCGGTTATCAATAATTAAGGATGCAAGGCCAAGATTTGATTGAGCTGCGCTTATGGTCGATGTAGAGTCTGTGATGACGGTCTGCGTGTTTCTTGATTGGACCGTTGTTCCGTCTGAGCCTGTCCAATAAATTTTACATCCAACGTCAATCTGTGGGTAGGTTGTACCATTACCTTGATCAGGAAATAAAAAGCAATTATTTACTGAATCAATCCCAAACCCACTAGCGGTTCCACGAATGAATATCTTAGATGGAAAGCCGCCACAACTAAAGTTGTAAAAATAATTGCTGTCGCCGTAGCCTTGAACGTCGATACCTTTACCAGTGCCGGAAATAAACGCCCGACATGAAATTAAATTGTTGTTATCGGCATCAGTAAGCAAAAACGCAGTACCGTTAATAAACTGGCCTTGACAATACAGATAAGTGTTAAACGATGTGTTGCCGCCAGCGGTTCCAGGCGCGTTGCTCGCCAAAATAAATCCATTACCATTAATACAAGTGGGTAGATCGAGGCATCGAACGGTGATGTTGCTAAAAATATTAAGTTGGCTATCGGCAGGTTCTGCTATCTGACCTGCTAAGTAATTCGTTACAACCACACCCACGTAAGTTGGATGCAAGATATTGATGTGGTCAAAACGTCCGTTATTGACGGAAATGATGTTGATACCACCCGAACACGTACCTGAGCAGTCTAGGTACATGTTGTTTAAGCCAACACCATTGATTTTGGCGTTCGCAACATTTTGAACCGTGTAAAACGAAAACATGGACCCAGCGTAAACGCCTCCATCCCACACAATCATTGTGGCAGGGAAAGCACCCGTGCCACCATCATGTATGCCGTCAGCGCCGTAGCCTTGTAAGATCACATTGGATTTTGTGATGTTAATTTGCGCGGAAATCTTGTAAGTCCCCCACGGGAACAAAATAATGCCGCCGTTTTTAGATTGAGCGTAATCGATTGCGTTTTGAATAGCGGTTGTCGAATCAGCAGCGCCCGTTGGGTCAGCACCAAAGTCTAAGACTGAAAGGGTTTGCGCTAGTTTTGCTTGCACCGTTGTACTTACCGCACTAGCAGAAGTTTGCTTAAAACCAACAAGTGATGAGCCGGTAGCGCCAGCTAAAAGCGCTTCAAAAGCGGTTAGCGCCGAGTTTGCTGAAGATGGATCGTTAATGCCTATGATGTTGTCGTAAGTATTGATCAGCGCTCCAGCACTGTCTCTCAATACAAATTTGTAGTTAAAACCATCCGTTAACCAAATCTCGCCTGATGGCACGCGACCTGCCGAGTCTAATACGATCGGGTTGGTGTGCGCCGTTGAGCCTGCCGACGATGTGTAGGTGGCTTGAGGTGTGGTGGTGCCAGCCGCATAAGAGTACAGTAGCCCTCCCGACAAAGGATTGCCGCTGCCATCAAAAAACTGCGCTGCCGCGCCGCCAAGCGCTGAAATGAAGACGGACATGTTTACATTCCTATTCGGAAGCTGACCTAGCGTTTTGATGCGCCGCGATAACTTCAGGTGTCCAAACAGCGTTGCAAATAGCTTGGACACGAGCGTCTTGGTCTGACACATCCCGTCCTGGAGCAAACGACGAACGATGGTAGGAGCGTGAAATTTCTTCACCATTTTCAACAATCTTTGTGACTTGTCGAATAAGAACGCCGCCGTTTTCTAAGACTTCGATCTTGTCAATGCTTACTTGTTTATCAATCATAAAAGCCTCACGTAGCAGTAAAATAAAAACCACTGGCATATATAGTGTTTTTTGTTGAGCCAGAGGTAAGGTTTGCGCCAGTTATTGAAGATGACGTTAGTACATCTGGAGATGTTTTTGTAGACAAAATAATTGATCCAGTTGCAAAACTTAAATTTACGGTTGATATTTGACCAAAAGCCGGAGCTGCCGTAGTCCAACCAAAATTTTGATTAATTAAAATTTGAGACGCACCTAAAGGAAAGCCAGATATAGGCGCAAAAGGTAAACCTTCAACCGAAAGAGTATCTGATGTAGTACCTGTTACTGTTACTGATGAGGTAACGATTGAAAACTCAATAAATACAACAGCACCAATTTTTCTGTAACGTCCTTTAGTTGGTGTAGTAGAGTAAGTTACAGCTATGTCGCCGCTAAATATATCGTTACTCATGTAGTTGGGTGTCCACGTCCCTTCTTCGTAGTCATCAAGCGTATTAACATCAGCCGATGAAACTTGCGTAGCAGGGAACGTCAAACCATTGGCGGTCAGGAATCCTGCATCTGTTACGCCAGCCGTAGACTTTTGAATCAACTTTGCTGTTGTGCCATCAAACCGCACAATCGCGTTGTCGGTACAAATAGTATCTGCGCCGTAAATGTCACCATAGTCAACACCTGCCACAGCCGCAGCAATAACACCCGAAGTGGCTTTCAGCACCCCTGTCGTTGATGCAGCCTGTATGCTGTCTCCTGCCGTTCCAGCAAACAACGCGATTTGGTTGTTTACTGAGGAAGATGGGCCTTGCACACCAGCGGTAGCAAGACCAGCAATGCTTCCAGCCGTAATTTTGTAGCTTGTGCCGCTGCGAGCAATCGGTATCTCATCGCCCGATTGTGCCGGATTACCACTTGGCAATGCGGATATTTTGATGGTTGACATGGTTAGTCCTTACTTTGAGAAATCCAGCTCGTC